ACCGACGCTTTCTTTATCAAGACGGATGCGCCAAACGGTTTCAAATTCTTTAACCGTTCGCCAATTAAAACGGCAATGGAAGGTGATTTTGACACCGGTAACATGCGATTCAAGGCACGTGAGCGTTATAGCTTTGGTGTTTCTGATTGGCGTTGCGTTTTTGGTACACCCGGAGCGTAAAACGTGTTACAATGAAGTTATCTTTTTGCAAAAGATAACCTCTCTGATAACTAAGGGGCCTGCAAAGGCCCCTTTCTTTTTTAGTTTCCTGTGTTATACTGACATTATCCCTGACAACGGCATGGGGCCGTTGACTAACCCAGACAGGAGATTAACATGGGTACAACAACTTTTTCAGGTCCAGTAAAAGCTGGAACAGTGCGCGAAGGCGGGTCTGCTAATGTAGGTTTTGTTAAGATGGCGCAAACAGCATCTTGGACACAGTCTACTACTGCTGCGGACACAGGAATTGTTATTCCTGCTAACAGTCAAATCGTTGAAATACGGATTTATATCACCACTGCATGTGATGCCGCAAACATCAGCATGGGTACGAGTTCAACTTCTACTGAGTTGTTTACTGCGTTAGCCGCAGGTACAGCAGCCAATGTAATTAAACTTGGTTCGGCTGGAACAATCACAGATGCTGATACTTGGGTAGACATTGGAACTGCTGATCTTTCGATCTTTATAGATTTTTCAGCGGGTACATCTGGCGTAGGTAATGTTACGGTTGAATACATCCAAGGCATCAACAACGCTTAATAGGAGATAACTCATGGCAGATGCAGCTACAGTAGTCATGAAGACTACGATACTACCGGACGAGATAGCCAAGACTATTGAAGCCACCACCACTGTTTCGCCAAAGGATGCGAACGACAAGTGGTATTACAAACTAACTTCTGTTTCTAATGCGAGTTCAGATTTGATGGCAGGTTATTATACAGACTATACCGCTGTGGATGATGACACGGCTCCCACTGCAATAGCGACAGGCGATAAGATAGAGTTCATCTATATTAAAAATACAGATGCGGCTAATGATATCTATGTTGTTTTTGATGGTGGCACAGTGGCAAACACTACAGATGATGCGGTTAAAATTAGTCCTAACCAGTCTTTCTATGGTAGATTTCCAAATGCAACAGTCGCCGACGTACACGCAATCGGTCACGATGGATCGAGTGCCGCGACTGCAACTTGTATTGTTTGTGCGTTACTTGATGATGTAGCATAAGGATATTTTATATGTCTATTTCTGATGTAAAAACAAAACGCGTGACTGGCACGGGCTCTTTGGCAGTGGGTCCTGCACGTATACGTCAGATACAGCTTAAAACAGGTTCAGGTACGCCTCGTCTTACCGTCACTGACGGCAGCGGCGGGGCTACTGTTTTAGATCTTGATTTTAATGCTTCTGACACACACTCTGTAAACATACCGGCAAATGGTATTAGAGTGAGTGACATTAATGTATCTGTCCTTACAAACATAACAGCGGTTACGTTTTTCTTTAATTAAGGTTACGAAATATGGCGGAACGTAAACGCGATAATATGCCTAAACGTAACAAGAAAAATTTTCGCCCCACTAGCAAGGGGGCGGGAATGACGAAAGCTGGGGTTGCCGCGTATAGAAAAAAGAACCCCGGCTCTAAACTTCAGACAGCCGTTACCGGTAAAGTTAAGCGTGGAAGTAAAGACGCCAAAAGACGTAAGTCCTTTTGCGCTCGATCTGCTGGTCAAATGAAAAAATTTCCAAAGGCGGCTAAGAATCCAAATTCAAGATTGCGACAAGCTAGAAAAAGGTGGAAGTGCTAATGGCTAATTATTCAAGAAAATCTAAAAAAGCTTCTTCCAAAAGTAAGGGAAGTAAAATCTGTCCAGAGGGTAAAGCGTGGGCTAAACGTACCTTTGATACATATCCTAGCGCTTATGCAAATCTGGCGGCTTCAAAGTATTGCAAAGATCCTAATTATGCCAAAAAGTCCAAGGGTGGCAAACGGAAGGGCAGATAATGGGTGAATTAAAGAAATGGCTCAAACAAGATTGGGTTAGAATTGGCACAGACGGCAAAATTAAAGGCAAGTGTGGCACTTCAAAAAATAAAAAGAATCCAGATCGTTGTTTACCTCGCAGCAAAGCTCAAAGCTTGACACAAGCCGAACGTGCAAAAACAGCCAGAAAAAAGAAAGCGGCGGGTTCAAAAGGTAAAACTGTTGTTTCAAATACAAAAAGAGCAAAAGTGAGAAAAATGAGTTTAGGTGGTTCTGTTGTTGAGACTAAGCCTAAAAGACCCTTCCGGGGTAAAAAAATTCCGGGAACCGCTGTTGCCAGAGGTTGCGGAGTTGTTAGAGTACGAAAGCGCACTAAAGGTGCGGTAACTCAGTCATAAGGAGAAAAACATGGCTATGAAGAAAAAAGGCTATCGTGCTGGCGGTAGAGTTAGACGAATGTCTAAAGGTGGCGCTACTGGCGGTAGAATTAGGCGCATGTCTAAAGGCGGAAAAGCCGGTGGAAGAATTAAAAAAATGTCTAAAGGTGGTGCCGCTGGAGGTAAAAAATCTTTAGCGAAAGCAAAGGCTGCGCTGCCTGCGGGGTACAAAATAGTTAAAAAATAATGTCTTATTTATATAGCAACATTCCTTATTTTAAGGCATGGGTTCGCCGTGAATATACTCACAACCACGAGGATTATCACGGCGAATTTTTACATGCTATGGTTATCGGTGTTACGTCTATGCCGAATAGATGCTTGAGTTTCCAAGTTATGTTTACTGGAAACGAGGCCGAGGGAGAGGAAGAGGATACAGTACACGGCGGTGCAATGTGGGCAAGAATGCCTATTACCGCTTTGGTTGCTGATATACCTTTAGAAGAATGGCCCGAACCAATGAATACATACGATGCTCAACCATGGGACTGCTCGTCGTACCATCATGCCGTTTACGTGATGGACAGAGCTACGCCGTGCCCTTGGTTGGCAAAAATTGACAGTGATTTTTTTCCTGCAAAATATCTGTTTACTGTTGATTACGCTGAATCCGAAATAGCAGACGATCCAGCACAACATAAACAAAGTCACGTTTTACAATTACTCGATGCGGGAGAGTGGACGGGTAATATTGTTGCGCTGCCAAATAACAGGGTACGTGTAACACACCCAGCTTGGTTTGAAACTGGCGAGGGAGCGCCGCATTTTAAGCCTTCTCAACATATACACTATTCAAAAAGTGATTTAGACTATACACTCGATGTAAATAGAATATTTGACAACCTTTATAACGAGGATGAGTGATGACACTTTCGAACTCAACAGATTTTGAATTAGATGTAGCTGATTATATTGAAGAAGCGTTTGAAAGGTGTGGGCTTGAGGTTCGCACAGGATACGACCTGAAGTCAGCTAAAAGATCTTTAAACCTTCTTTTAGCTGACTGGGCTAACCGTGGTCTAAATCAATGGACTATAAAACAAAGAACCGTTGCCATGGTTTCTGGCGACGGTGAATACGATTTAGGAACGGATGTTATTGATGTTCTTTCCGTTGTGGTAAGAAGAGACGGTACAGACTTTCAGCTTGAAAGATTGAGCAGAGACGAGTTTTTGAATATACCCGTCAAAACAACAACAGGCAGACCAAATCAGTATTTTTTAGACAGACAACTTACACCAAACTTAAAAATTTGGCCTGTGCCAGAAAACAGCACAGATGTTATTGTCTTGGATGCTTTGACTCGAATACAAGATGCAGACGTATATACAAATACGCTTGATTTACCTTTCAGGTTCTATCCGTGTTTGGCGGCAGGTCTTGCATACTATTTGTCGCTTAAAAGAGCGCCAAACAGAGTACAATTACTGAAAGCGGTATATGAAGAAGAGTTTGATCGGGCTGCTACCGAGGACCGAGATAGATCATCGTTTAACGTAGTTCCCGATTTTCAATATTTTAGAGTGAGTTGATGAGTAAATTTGCGTCCGGAAAAAATGCAAAAGCAATTTCGGATAGATCCGGATTTCAATACCCCTATAGGCTAATGCGAAGGGAATGGAACGGATTACTTGTCGGCCCAGACGAATTTGAAACAAAACATCCTCAACTTGGTCCTTTTCGAAAGGTAGATGATCCACAAGCTCTCGTAGATAGTAGACCAGAGCAAAATTTAGATAGTCAACGAAACATACAATATGGTTTCAATCCTGTTGGTTTAAGGGGAGTTGAGGGTTTAGATCAGGACAACGCTTTGGAAGGTATTGGCCTTGTAGGAACCGTTGGAGTAAGTATATTTAATCCTCAGATACGTGGTTCACAAGCTACAGGTCAGGTTGGTACTGTAACGGTTGGAATCAACATTGTTGTTGTTAATCAACCTGTGACTGGTATTGCAATCACTGCTTCTGTAGGATCTGTGACGGTTGTAACTGCAACTACTTTTGATGATACATCGGTTACACTAGACTCTAACACAGTTACTTTTGACGAGGGATAAGATATGGCAAAACAAACAGTAGGCATAGGTTCATCTGCAAACGATGGGACAGGGGACACTCTACGGGCTGGTGCAGATAAAATAAATGACAATTTTAATGAAATTTATGCGGCCCTTGGGGACGGTACAGATTTAACAGATTTAATAGATTCAAACGGAGTCTTAGATGTAAGCTCTGGCGCAAATAAAATTGTTTTTTATTATGCCGCATTAAGTGATTTGCCGAGTGCATCAACGTATCATGGTGCCATTGCTCACGTTCACGCTGTTGGAGGGATGTATTTTGCTCATGGCGGCGTGTGGATAAGACTTAACGATGAAACTACTGGGCCCGTTACTAAGTATACAGCAGGCACAAATGGATCGTCTGCTTATACTTTTACTGGGCCCGGAGCTACCGCTGGAGATAACCCAAATTTTACTTTTTATAAGGGTCATACTTATTTAATTGACAACACAGCTAATGTATCAAGTCATCCTTTACAAATTAGAACCTCTAATGGTGGCTCTGCTTTTACAACAGGTGTTACAGATAATTATAATTCTACTACCGGCTTGACCCAGTTCATTGTGCCTCACGAACCAAGTGACACTTCTTTAGTGTATCAATGTACAAATCATAGTAGTATGGTTGGAAACATAACAATAGTGTGATGATATGAGTTTTACATTTGATAGTTTAAAACAAGCAATACAAGATTATACCGAAAACACGGAAACGACTTTTGTAAATAACCTGCCTGTGTTTATACGAGCCGCTGAAGAACGCATTCTTAAAAACGTTCAGCTTAATTTATTTATGCGTAATCAGGTTGGGACCATGACTTCAGGGAACCAATACCTTGGTGCGCCTAGTGATTTTCTGGCTCCTTTTTCTTTAACTATCACAAATAGCGGAGATAAAGAGTTTTTAGAATTCAAAGATCTATCTTTTGTCGAAAGTTTTCATCCTGATTATACGGTCACAGGTAAGCCCAGATACTACGCCCAGTTTGATGTGGGTAATTTTATACTAGCCCCTACTCCTAATCAAGACTATCCCGTTGAGGTCCAGTATCTTTTTAGACCGGCAAGTTTAACAAGCGGTGCGGGCACAGGTACAACGTGGTTAAGTGAAAATGCTGAGTTAGCGTTGCTATATGGCACTTTGGTCGAGGCTTATACGTTTATGAAGGGGGAACCTGACATCATGGCAAACTATGATAAACGCTTTCAAGAAGCTGTTATGGGTCTTAAAATGCTTGGAGAGGCAAAAGAAACTACACAAGAGTATCGTGTAGGTAGGGTTATAAGGGATAAACAATAATGTTTAAGTTAGATTTACAAGTACCTGACGATCCAATCGTCAACGTACAAACGACAAATAATCGAGGTTTTAGCCCCGATGAAGTTGCAGAACGCTGTGTAGAAAAGTTGATAAGTGTATCTGACGATGCACATCCAGCTATAAGAGATCAGGCACGAGCGTTCCAAAAGCACATGGAAAAGGTGGTTGCATTTTATATGCGCGAAGCTATTCGCAGTGACCGCACAACCGTGTATAATGCCCTTAGAGATGCAGGGCATCCGGAACTGGCTGACGCAATAAGGAGATTATGACATGGCGATCACTCAAGCAATGTGTACATCCTTCAAGAAAGAACTTCTCGAAGGAGTGCATAACTTTAAAAACTCAGGAGGCGGTACTTTTAAGCTTGCCTTATTTACTTCATCTGCAACATTAGGTGCATCAACAACAGCTTACGCCACTACCAACGAAGTAAGTGGCACAGGTTATTCTGCTGGGGGTGGCACACTTACACGCGTAGATCCCTCAAGTAGTGGTACAACGGCTCTTACAGACTTTGCTGATTTAACCTTTTCAACAGCAACAATTACAGCAAATGGAGCCTTGATTTACAATAGCAGTGCTTCAGATAAAGCCGTCATTGTGTTGGCGTTTGGTGGGGACAAGACATCAACTGCGGGTGACTTCACTATTCAGTTTCCGGCAGCGGACGCGAGTAACGCTATTATTCGTATTGCCTAAACAGGCGTAGTGCTATGGTAGCAATTTCGGGTTGGGCACGAGGCACATGGTCCCAAGGGGCTTGGGGCGAATCCCTTCCTGTTGTTGTTACAGGAGTGGCAGGAACAGGTGCGGTTGGCTCTGTTTCTGTTGTTGCAGAAGCTAGTATACCAGAAACAGGGTTAGCGGCCACAGGTGGCGTTGGCTCTGTTACTGTTTTGGCTGCTGCTAATTTTGCTGTCACTGGCTCTACAAGCACAGGTGAAGTTGATTCAGTTACAGCTACAGGCACTGCAACCATATCGCCAAGTGGATCGGCTGGTACGGGTGCAGTAAACTCTGTCACGGCTCAAGGTAGTACGGACGCACCTACATCAGGCTTATCTGCTACCGCTTCGGTAGGCATTGTAGTTGCTTCTGCTGGTGCTGACGTTGGTGTTACAGGTCTTGCCGCTACGGGTGGATTAGATTCTGTAACAGTCACAGGCACAGGTAACGTGCCAGAAACAGGTCTTGCCGCTACGGGCGGTGTGGGATCTGTCACGATAGATGGCGTTGGTAATGTTGTCACGACAGGTGAAACAAGCACAGGTGCAGTAGGTACGGTCACTCCAAAAGCGGATGCGGATGTTTCTGTTGAAACCTCTTTAATATTTGCAGGAGCTTATGGTCAAGTAGGCACCGTTGTTGCGGGTATTTCTGTAGAGTTTGTAACAACGGGATTGGCAAGTGGCACAAATGTTGGTAATGTAACGGTACAAGCAAACGCAGATGCTATCGTAACGGGCGTTCAGGCAACAGGAGAAAGAGGAAATGTTAAAGTATTTGATCAAGTTATTCCAGATCAAATCCCCAATTTTCAACCGCCTGTACCCGGTGTTCAACCCGGCGAACCGCTTTCGAGTCCGTCTTACAAAGACCCTCAAGGAGCGCCCGGTGGATTTGTTCCGGGAGATCGTTTACAAGCCCCAACATGGAAAGACGTAGCATAGGAGATATGAATGCCCAGTAGTTTTACAACAAACTTTGCGATTGAAAAGCCAGCTACTGGCGAACAATCAGGTACATGGGGTACTACCACAAATCATAATTTTGACATATTTGATAGGTTAGCGGGTTACAAAAGCGTAACGGTATCTGGCGCAACTCATACTTTGACAGTGCGTCCAAGCTCTCCGTCTTCTGGATCGAGTAATGCACAAGATGGTATGTATCGAGTTATCGAGTTTAAGGATTCCGGTTCTGATCTTGGTAGTGATGTAACAGTCACAGTTGCACCAAACTCCACACAAGCCTTTTTTATCTTTAAAAATTCATTAACTGCGGATAGAAATATAATTGTTACACAGGGTAGCGGAACCAACGTTACAGTGCCGGGAACAGGTAAAGTCAGCATTGTATACGGTGACGGTGGCGGAGCAGGGGCAAATATGATAAGCTTGAGTGACACTTTGGCAATGTCAAACCCTGAGATTACAGGTGGTGTAGCGACAGGATTGACAGACTTGAGCATGGCAGATGCTACTGCACAGGGCAAAGCTCATACTGGTTTAAATGTAGACGCGGCGGGTAC